GATACAACAATATAACGGAGCAAGACATACAAGATGAGGACAACTACTTAAAGCAAGTGTTCGCTACTCACCCTGCTAAGGCAAAAGCTTAGTCGGACAATCTTAATAAAAATAAATTCAGTTAATATAATAGTATAAGTATGAATAGTAATAGTATAGTAGATATAGTACATAGTATAGACATAGAGAAGTATAGTAGTATAGAGAAAGAGAGAGAGAAAGTTATGCAAGATGCAGAATTTCAAAAGTGGTGTAGTGATATGAAAATAGGTAGTAGAGTAGAAGTGAAAGATTATCGAGCTACTGAACTTATGCAACAATATACAAACTATCCTAAGTGGGTAGCACGTATATTTTAAAAAAGAAGTTTTGGTTTAGTTTTCATATTTTCATTTTAATTACAAAGAGCTCCCGTTGAGGGATGACCCGATAGCAGGTGGTAGAGCTATCGGGTTCTTTGTGCTCATTCTGCCCGTATGAGTTGGTCGAGTTTCATGTAACTAGGCAAAAACACGTTGCTTAAAATCGGGTCGGATACGTGCGAATACCGGGGTCATATTTTTTCCCTATACGAGTTATTTTGATATATGAGTTGACACTCACATCTGACAATTAAAGGAATTTTATTTAGTTAAGGTATATTTATAGGTGTATGAAACTTAAAGAATTATTATTAAAGGTATACGAAGGACATTGTGAAAGACTTCCCGATGAGAGTGATGAAGATTACCTTACAAGATGTGGTAATCAACAATTCAATCCGATAGGTTCAGTAGCAGATAGAAGTAATGTACCTCTTGCAATGAAAAAGAAAATAGTTGTTCCTATACCCATTAAAAAGAAATAATATGTTAAAAGAAGAAGTCTTTGATAGAGCAGCACAAGAGTTTGGTACATCCATCGGAGTTGCAAAGATATACAAAGTCCAACCTTTGGGTGAATATAAGGAAGAAATTAAAGATGATACAGCATTTAACAAATATGAAAGAGAACTACAAATCAATTATATCATAGTAGATGCAGTTGACTTAGGTTTGTATAAAGAACTACAAAGAACTATATACGATATAAGAGTAAATCGTAAGTCAGCAATCAAAGATGAATTAAGATTATATAGAAAGGCATTTAAAGAAATAACGAAAGACTTAGATTACATAGATGAGTATTAAACAAATAAATCAAAATCCGGAAAGGTATATAAACGAAGGTGCACAATGGAAGATTTCTGCATCTCCCAATATCAAGCCTATCTATTTACCTATTGGTATACCACTTAATAATCTTAAGCCCGTTATTAAAGGAAATGGTATTGTAGTAAAGATAGGCGAAAATTATCTATGTTCAACACAAACCCTTAATGATATAAAAGATTCAAAGAACCCACACTATGATATTGTAGAGAATGGCAAGTTAAAGGTTAAAGATAAAGAAGTAGTAATAGGTAAAACAATTAAGCTTATAGAATTAGATATAACCAAGCTACAAGGGATTATAACAGGTAGAGAACTACAAAATAGACAGGCAGGCGTTACGGATATCACATATACCAATGATGTAGATGGTGGAGTAGTAGAAGGCATACCTAAGAAGTTAATCGAACAAATCAATTATACATTAGATAGTATGAGTGAAAGACCTGCCGATAAATTTGAGGTAGTAGACTACTTTAAAATGGTAGATACAAAGAATAACCCTAATGCGGCTCACTATACTATTAAACCTATAAGAGTAATAACCGACCAACAGGAAACCATTTTTGACCCGAAACGACTACAAACCTTCATTATAGAGTTAGATGCTCAATTAAAACTATTAAGAAAGGATTTCAATATAATTCAAGATACATTCTTTGATGGTGTAATACCTATACCTAATACATCAGGATTGATTATAGAGAATATCATTGCAAAGACCGATGAAGATGACTTAGCTTCTAATCATAGAGTAAGAATTAGAGAATCATCTGATTTAATCGCAGTCGAACCTACACCTGTTTCTACTACCAATGAAGAGATTGAAAAACTTAAACAAGAAATTGTAACCGGTGCAGCAAGTCAACAAATTACAACTCCACCCGTAATTAAAGATTATCGAGTAAAAAGAAAAAGGGATGGTAATAGAAACGGAATGGGAGTTATTAAGACACCTGATATTAAATCTTTCAAAAAGTCCGGAGAAAAGTTGGAACCAAAATCAACTCGTGTAATACGAGAAGGTTCAATATTTTCCGGCTATGTATTTAAAAAGGTATTTAACGAAAAGTATACTCTATGGGCTTTACAAACCGACCCCGATGTACCTCCAACCGAATGGGCATATCAAGGTCCTGGTGATGAAGTAGAACCTCTTCCATAAATTTCTTAAATCCATATTTATTTTAAAGTTATACTATGAACAAATTAAAGTTATTAAGTGAGTCCACAATTAAGTGGATGGAGCATATCGGTGTAGTAATGCGAATGATTGCATTTGGTACTCTTTCTATTATGGGACCTGATACTCCTTTTCTTTATATGTGGATATGGAATACCATTGATGCCGTTATCTTAACCTATGCCGCATGGGAGAGAGGAAATAAAGCATATATCATTCTTAATACCTTTTGGTGTATAGTCGGACTTGTGGGTATATGGACATCAATTTACGGCAATGGTATCAATCATTAAAACCATATCAAATATAGTTACGGTTATAATCCTTTCCCCAATACTTTTGGTTGCTGCCTGTGGGTTTATATTGTATTGGGTGTGTAAGTTTCCATTTTGGTATCACAATCGTCAAAAACGACTTAAAATGGGTAAATAATGGATATTGCCGTTTATTGTGGTAAATGGATATTACCGGCTAAAAATGGTACCCGTTATCTGGATAAAATCTTTACTCCTAAAACTCAAGGAAATTTAGAAGATTTATTAAGTGATAATTCAAGTGGTAATGAATTTAAAAGTAAATATGTTATCCATTCCGAAGACTTATATTTTTTAAGTGAAACTAATGTTACTCATTTATTCTTAAGAGACCCATATTCACAACTGCATTCTGCTATTCATACCGATTTATGGGGCCATACATCATTGAAACAAAAACAAATTGGTTTATCAAATAATAATGTTGATTTATTAAAATTAATACATTCATATACCTCCAATGGTACCGGTCATTGGGCTTGTGATTTATATCAATCTTTATTTTGGTTATTAAAAAAGAAACCCGATATCATTGTATTACCCCTTTCCGAATTGACATCGTTTATGGAATCCATGGGATATAAAGAAAAATACAATCCAACGGATTACAATTTTAAAGATTTACAACATGATGAGATTTTTCATCAATTAAATAATATATCTCGTAAAGAAATGATAGATTGGTTAAAATCAAACCATCCACATATTTGGAACAATATTATCAAACTATTACAAAAAGATATTCCATATTATAATAGAATAATTAAAGGAGATTTTAAAATGGATTTACCTAAAATTAAAAAACTATCAATAGAAGATACAAAAAATATTCTTTTTACGACTCAATCCAAAAAATTTCTTTAAAAAACGACTTCCCCCCCAACCCCCGCGATAATATGACACTATATGTAAACGGATGTTCGATAACACATGGATATGGAGTAGAGTATCATAATTCTTATTCAAATATACTTGCAAAAGAAATGGATTGGGAAATAATAAATGATTCTCAATGTGGAGTTGGTAATGATTGGATATTGCATACTACATTAGAAAAAATAATAAAAAAAATAAAAGATAATGAAATTTTAATTAAAAAAGATTATAATTATATTTATAGACAAATAAACAAAACAATATGAGAGCAGTTATCATAGGAACTGATTTTATGAAAGATACTGATGGTTCTTTCAAAACAATAGAAACAAATACTGGTATTGGATTAGAAGTTGCAGTAGAAAAACACATAGATAGTGGTTCTCTTACCAACTTTATTCTGAATAATAATTTTGAAGAAGTTCATTTTATATATTCATTATCAAATCTATTAGTAACTGAATTAGATAATCCAGAAGATAACATTGATATATCACAACCAGTTGAAATGGTTGGAGTAAATTTAGCTACTTTTATTTCATCGTCAGTATGTGCACCAAATAACATTCAGTATATACAACATACAGTAGATGTTGATTCGGTAACTATACCTTTTATAGAGGATTCGGATAATAAATTAATTATTAGAGTATCATATGATACTACGGCTTTGATAGATGATACCTATGCAAGAGATAATTGGGAGTTTTTAAAATTAATGTATGATACAAATCCTAATTCTATTCCAAAATGTTATATAAATGATGAAGAATTAGGTATAGATAGTATCGGAACCATTTTAAGAGACAATGGAAATCATCCTAATTATTGTATTAAAAAAAGAATTACACCTTCGGATAATAAAGTATATCCTATATTATATAAAATAAATACATTAGAAGAATTAGAACAAATTAAATCTAATTTAGAAGTGGATGAATATGTTCAAGAGTACATATATAATACGGATGAATTATTATATAATAAAACATTTCATTATAGAAGTGTAGATTTAGTATATGGACCAGAATTAAATTCTTTAAATTTATATCTTTATCAAAAAACAAATGTATTACCAATTGTAGAAAGTTGTGATTTTGATTTTAATAATAAAGTTCAATTGTGGGATAGAGCAAGATATATTAGTAAAATTATAAATGGTACAGGTGATGTATCTGTTAAATTAGATGCAGATGAAACTACTAAAGTAGTAATGCTGGATAATACCATTAAAACTGCAAATAATTTAAATATAAATGATAAGATTAAATCAATATCAGGAACATCTGATAGTATAGAAATAAATACACAAAATTCATCTAGTCTTTCTGATGTTTTGGAAAATTATTTCGTAACATCGTCTACATTAATTACTAAAGATGTATTTGATTATTATGGCCCAATTATTTCTATTGAATTAGACAATGGGTCTAAATTTTCAGATGTACCTCATGGCCAAATTTTTAAAGTTGAAGACTCTTATGTTAAACTTTGCCAATATGAAAGATTAAAAGCTGGTGACAATTTAATTTTAATCAATAATGAAAATAATACAATGGAAACAAAGACAATACAAAATATTGAATATTCCATTGAAAATTTTGAAGCATATAGAATTGACGTAGAACCAAATGATTTATTTCTTTCAATGGAAGAAACCGAAAATCAATCTATTTATGCTATTTTAACTCACAATTACGATTATGATTGTCAATTAATTACATGTACCGCGGGATTTACACCTTATATTGGTGTAGACGGGTATAGATGTGTAGATGGTGCATATGGTACTTATCCAAACCAACAAGCCGATTATGGTTGTGGACAAGCTCAACCAGCTTGTAAAAGAGTAAATGGACCTGGACCCCAATATAGCCCATGGGTAGGAGGTTATCCCCCTTATAATGATTATCTTTCTTGTACTGCAATGGGTATTTATTCATCATGCAATGCTAACATTGTGCAGTCAGTTATTTATAATAATTATTGTAACTACTCAAAACCATCGGATATTAATTTGAAAAAAAATGTAGTATATTCACATACCAATTCAAGAGGAATAAAAATATATACTTTTGAATTTATAGATTTATTTGTAAAAGAACAAAAAGAATTTTATGATGATGATTATAGTGGAAAATGGCAAGGAGTTTTAGCACAAGAATTATTAGGTACTAATTATGAAGATTGTCTTAATTTAAGAGAAGATGGTTATTTTGAAGTAAATTATGAAAAATTAAATATGAATTTAGAAAAAATACAATAATATGGCAACAGAAAACAATAAAAATATAAAGTATCCTACAAGATTTGATGTTAGACAACAATCAAAAAAATTAATTGATGATACTAAAAAAAATTCAATAATATCAATTATTCATAATTTTTTAAACGCAGTTAAAATAAAACATTCTTAATTTTTATTTTTAAAAAGTTATGGAAATTGGATTAAAAAAAATAATAAGTGGTTTAGTAAAAAATCCATCTAAAATTGTAGATATTGCCGAAGCGTGGATTATTGCAAAAAATCCATCAATTGAACAAAAAAATCTTGCAGAAGCAAGATGGAATATTTGTATTCAATGTGATGAATTTAGAAAAGAAAGACCGATTACCGGTGAACCATATTGTAATGATTGTGGGTGTCCTTTAAATAAAAAAATATTTACAAATAGATTTAATGAATGTCCATTGGAAAAATGGAAAAATGTAGATAACTTACTATTCCACCTAACACAAAAACAAAAAAAATCAATGATATAATAATATCAATAATCTATTTCATTTTATAAAAAAGTTATGTTCAAATATACTACAGTAGAATCATTTTTCACCTCAGCTGAGTGTGAAAAATTGATAAATAATTCTTTAAAAAATATAAAATTAACAAAAGCAAAGGTTGGAGGTGAGGATGGTAAAGGAAAATATAATGACCATAGACATTCAAGTGTTGCATTTGTAGATGGTAATATTATCTTTCCAGAAATCGTAAAAAAATTACAACAAGAATTAATTAATCAAGTTAAAATAAAAGGATATGAATTGGATTTTAAACATACAAAATATCAATTTACCGAATATAAATTAGGTGAATTTTACAAATGGCATAAAGATTCCGATAAAAGTAGTCCCCATAATAGTATAAAAAATAGATATTGTTCAGTTGTAATACAACTTACAGATGAATATACGGGAGGGGACTTGGAATTAATAGATGAAGAAGAAATTATTAAATTTAAAAATGGTAAAGGTAATTTATTCATATTCTTGTCTAATTTAATGCATAGAGTTACTGAAGTAGAAAGTGGTACACGATATTCATTGGTAACATGGTTTACATTAAAACCCACACCAAATTATAGTAAAAGTTTAATATAATGAAATTTTATATTCATCATTATTATTCAATTTCATTATTCTATAAATTATTTCATAAAACTACCAATAGAAATTATAATTTAAATAATAATATTGGTAGTATTTTTTGCAATTATGGTGAACATAATTTAGAATTAATATTTGACCCAATAATAAACGATAATACAGATGGTCATCACATATTAGATTTTTTAACTTGTTTAGAACAAATTAATAAAGATGATAAACTTAAGAATATTGATTGTATAAATCGTAAAGAAGGTGATACTGCACATAGGGGTAAATGGGGTGCAGAATTTGGAATTAATGATATTCCAATAATGAAATGGATTGCAGAAACATTAGAAAAAAAATCTAATTGGTTTATATTTTTACTTAGAACGGAGAAATCTATAATTAAATATGATGGTATAAATTACCCAAATGTTATGAATTTGGAAGTTCAAATTGATAGATTAAAAAATCATTACATAATATCAGATAATATAATTTTTAATAATTTAATAAAAAATAAATATCCAAATCATTTTTTTTGTTTAACCAATACCATATATCAATGGAATGAATTATTATCAATTCGTTGGTATTATGAATTTAAAAATATATTTGAAAAATTAAATCAACCTTATGATTTATGTTTTTCAATGCGTTATCATAAACGAAATAGAACCAATATAATCAACGGTCTTGCAAAGTTGGATGATAATAGATTATATCTTTCAAGAGTAGATAATTGTAAGAATAAAGAATTTAATATGTATTCAAAACAATTAGAAAAAAATATAAACTATAATATAACAAATGGTAATGATTTTGATGACTTAGATTGGATTGAGAATATAGAACATTATTTAGATTATTTAATGCGTATTTTACCTATGGCTAAAATGCATATACTTTCTGAAACTTGGGATTGGAAAGAAGGTGATTATACATCGAATTATTTATCAGAAAAAACTTATGGATTTTTACTTGCAAAAATACCCTTTATATCAACCCATCCATATCCATTGGAAATTATAGAACATATATTAAAAATTGAACCTCACCCATTTTATACAGAAATAAAAGAAATAAAAGCTAATCCAGAAAAATTTGTAGAATTTGTAAAAAAGTTTATGATAAATTTTGAAATTAATAAAAATTTGTGTATATTATGGGTAGATAAATGTCATAATATATTAATGAATAAAATGAATAATGAAAATACATTTTTAAATAATTTAATAAATGATAAATTTATCATTAATAATACAAAAAAAAACATTAAAAAAATATTATAATGAAAATTTTAAGCTTAAAATAAAATAATCCTATGTTCGAACAATATTCAAATATATTATCAAATGAAGAATTAAATGAGTGTAAAAAAATCATAAACGAATCTCTTTGGAAATATGGACATACTAGTGGAGAGCTTTCTCATAATAAATTTTTTATGACTAATTTAATTAATGTTCTATTTTTTAATAAAATTTTTTTTAATAAAATTAAAAAAATAACAAATAAAAATTTTCATATATTAAAAATTTATGCAAACGGCCAGGTATTTGGTCAAGAAGGAGACTGGCATATTGATTCACTAAGGGAAAATGCATATACATTTCTTTACTATTTTAACGAAGGTACTCCAAGTGAATTGGGTGAAACATATTTTATAGACGAAAATAAAAATATAAAATCCGCATTACCAATTTATAATTCTGGAATTTTATTTAAAAGTCACATATTACACAAAGGTTCCTCTCCAAAAATTACTTTTAATGATATGAGAATAACAATAGCATTCAAATTATTATTAAATAATATTGATGATAATATTAAAATATTTTAAAATGAAAATAGTAGTATTGGGTGGTGGAACTGCGGGATGGTTAACTTCTTTATTTATAAAAAAATTCAAAAAAGATTCGGAGGTTATTTTAATTGAAAGTGAAAAAATTGGAATATTGGGTGCCGGTGAAGGTTCTACTCCAAATTTTCCATTAATATTAAAATCATTGAATATAAATGAAACAGAATTTTTAACAGAAACAAAATCTACCATTAAACAGGGTATTGATTTTATAAATTGGAGAGGAGATGGAAATAGTTATTTACATTATTTTGAAGGAAATTACGGATATCATTTTGATGCAAGACTGGTGGCGGACTATTTTAAAAAGATTGCATTAGAAAGAGATATAATACACATTATTGGTGATGTTGATAGTTTTCAAAAACATAATGACAATATATTAAGTTTAACAATCGAAGGTGGTGATACAATTGCAATTGATTTTATTTTTGATTGCAGTGGATTTGCAAGATTGATTTTAGGAAAAGAGTTAAATGGTAAATGGGTTGATACTACTGACTATTTAACGGTAAATTCTGCAATACCATTTTTTTTACCAATGAAAGATAAATTAAATATTAAAAGTAAAACAACAACAAAAGCAATTGCAATGGATTATGGTTGGATGTGGCAAATACCATTACAACATAGATGGGGTTGTGGATATGTTTTTGATGATAGATATCTGAACTCAGCAGAAGCAAAAAAAGAAATTGAAGAATTTTTAGGACATAATATTGATGTACCAAGAACCATAAAGTTTAAATCTGGATATTATAAGGAAGTTTGGAAAGGTAATTGTATTGCAATTGGATTAAGTTCTTCTTTTTTTGAACCATTGGAGGCAACATCTTTGATGTCCGTCATAATTCAATTATTTTCAATTAAAAATGATAATTCTTTTTTAAATATAAATCATAGAAACAAATATAATAAATTGATAGAAGATACAAATAAACAAATATTGGCATTTGTAAGACATCATTATATATGTGATAAAAAAAATACTAATTTTTGGAAAGATATAAAAAATAATAAAATATTAGATGAAATGTCCGATTGTTATGATATAAATGGTTATTTAATTCATTTGAATCATAAAAATATTTTTAAAGAATCATCTAAACATGGTCAATATGTATTTAATTATAAATCTTATAATTTAGTAGAAAATGGTAATAGAATTAAAAAATTAAAAAAATTATTATAATGTTAATAAACAATGAATATGTATTTTTACCAATACCAAAAAATGCATCAACTAGTGTTTTATATTCAATAATAAAATGGAAAATTCCTTTTGATTTTGGAAGTGAATCATATAATAAATGGATGGAATCAGAATCAAACTCATTTGCAAATTTTAACCATCAACATTTTTTAATTAATTTTTATAAAGAAAAATTTCCCCAAAAAAAAATAATAGGAATAAAAAGAGATGCATCTAGTAGATTTATATCTGCATTAAAATATATGATATATCAAGTAAAATTAAACAATGTTAATATAAAATATGATTTTGAAAATTTATCAGAAGATAAAATTATCGAGATATTTTCAAATATATTCTTTGAATTAAATAAACTTACTTTTTATTCAGCAAATGAAACTCACCCACATTACAATCCAGTATTTAAAGATATTACAAAAAAATATATTAGTGATGATACCAATTTTAATTTAATATGGTTATTAAATTTTACATCTCAATATTATTGGGGTTTAAATGAATGTGATATAATATTCGATATAAAAAATTTAAATGAATTTGAATTATTAATAAAAAAAATTAAACCTAATTTTAATTTAATAAAAACAAATTCGGCGAATGATATTATATTTTTAAATGTAAATAAATCTGAAAAATTAATACATTTTGTAAACAATTTTATAGATTATAAGTGGTTAACTAAAATATAAAAAATAAATTACTATGATTGTATCAGAAAGTAAAAAAATAATATTGATAACACCACCAAAATGTGCAACTCATTCAATAATAAAATATTTAAATGATGCTGATATAAAAACCGATAAATTAACAATCAATGTAAATTATCCAATTTATCATTTAAGATTATCCGAAATATGTAAGGTCTATGATATTTCCTATAATGAATTAAATAAATATAAAATAATACAATGTATTAGAAATCCATATAATAGAATGGTATCATCTTGGTTACATCAATCTATTCTTTTAAATAAAAAAATAGATTTTTTAGAATTATTAAATAAATTAAAAGAAACTAAATATTTAATTCCAAACAATATTGATACATTTTATAAAAATTTTTATGGTAATATTGGATATAAAAATAAATCTTTTAAAGATGGTCATTGGGGAGGATTAAGATTTTATTTTGAACAAAATTGTTTTAATGATATGAATGCAAATATACAATATTTTAAAATAGAAACATTAAAAAATTCAACAAAATCATTATCGGATTTCTTAAATATTGAAACAAAACCATTTCCACACGAAAATAAAAATAAATTTAATAAAGAACAAAATTCTTATGATAAATTTTATAATAAAGATTCTATTAATATTGTAAATGAATTGTACGAAAACGATATAAAAATATTTGATTATAAATTTATAAATAATATTTAAAATACAACAAAAAAAATGATATGAGTGATATGAATTTTAATTATAACTATGTAGGTAGTTTTGATATTTCATCAATTAAAAATAAATTAAATGATTTTGATGATGCAATTTGGTCAAACAATACATATAGACAAAGAGAATTTTCTCCACATGTACATACCGAAACAGTTGAACTTATGTGGGATTTTGAATCCCTTCAAACCAATGATAAGGGTAAGATTCATAAAAATTTTTATGAATTAAATATTGATTTATTATTAAATAATTTAAAACCAATTTATGAAAAAAAATATGGTAAAGGTGATTTTATGAGAGTCATATTAGTTAAATTAAAAAAAGAATCAAACATTAAACCACATATAGATTACGGAAAGAGTCTTGTCTTATGTAAAAGAACACACATTGCCATAATTACAAATCCACTAGTATCATTTGTTGTTGGGGGTGAAAAAAAATATATGGAAGCAGGTGATATTTGGGAAATTAATAATCAAAAAATACATTCTGTGGAAAATACAAGTAAAGAAGATAGGATACATTTTATAATAGATTACTTAATATCAAATGAAAAATAATATGTTAAATATGGATAAACATAAATTATCAGATACACTTACAATTTATAAAACAAAATTAAATTTAAAAAAATTTAAAAATGATTTTCTAAATGATTGTTATAAAGAAATTGACCGTCAACAAGATATTAAAACAGATGCATATGCATACAAACATTATATGAAAAATAGATTAAATAAAAATAATAAATACGAAATATCAAATTCAATAGAAATAAGATTAATAAACAAATTAGATGTAATTGTTAAAAATGGTATTGATTTTTCAGAATATATTTGCAAAAGTGAAGGCAATGATTGGAATATTATAAATTCCACTTGTTGGATAAATAGAACCCGTTCAATCAAACCCGCACAAGAGACTTTTCATTTTAAAAATAGAGATGATAGATTTCATACACATACAAATATTTCCGAAAAACTAGGAGAGTTTTATCCAAATTATACTTGGGTATATTATATTGAAATGCCAAATATAATAAGAAAAAATACCGATGACGCTGTATTATATTTTAAATCAAAGGATGGTAGTGAATATTCTATTCTTCCGGAAGAAGATGATTTGATTATAATACCAGGTGATGTACCACATTTACCAATGAATGCACCACTTGCAACAAATGATAGAATTGTATTAGCTGGTAATGTTGGGTTTGAATATATTAAAAATAAAGAAACTTTATTGTAAAAAATAATATGTTAAATACACATCAAAATTTACTATCAAAAAAAGAACTATTTTTTTTAGATTCTATATGTGTAAATTTTAAACAAAAAGAAATATTTAACACCAATGATAATTTCTACATTAGAAAAGACATAAATTTTAAAAAAAATTTATTAGAATATCAAAAAAAATGTAAAGATTTAATAGGCAATGAATATGAATTAAAGTCAATGTGGATTAATAAAGTTACAATTGAAACAAATATCGATGATAGATATCATCACGATTCATCTGATTTAACAATTATAACTTATATAAATGATACATTTGATGGTGGAGAATTCGAATATTTTGAAAATAAAAATCTTTTTAAAATTAAACCAATAAGAAATTTAAGTTTATTTATGGATGATAAACTTAAACATAGAGTTCTTAAAATAACAAAAAATGAACGATTTAGTTTAGTTTCATTTTATTATAGAAAAGAAAAAAAAGAAAAAACTTTATTGTAATGAAGCAATATCAATTAAATAAAGAAAATTATATTAAGCAAAATGATTTGCATATAATCCACATATACGATAGAATGTGGTCGGAATCATATAAGGATACAATTCAACTTCTTATAAATTATTTCAATGAAGAATATAATTGGAAAGATATGTTTACTTTGGATAATGCATTAGAAAGAATTAAAGAAGGTCAAAATTTATTTTTACTTTATGTTGAGAGAAGAGTAATTGGATATGTGTGGTTTAAAGAATTGAATAATGATACTTGTTTTGGATATAATTTATATGTTACTAAAAAAATAGATAGACCAAAATATGCACCTAAGTGGTTTTATAATAAAGTGAGTGGTATTATGTTAGAAAGATATAATATTATAAATGTCGAAATTGAACATTGGAATAAAGTAGTATTTGATTTGGTTGAAAGTATTGGATATAAAGAAATATAATGCAAAACATATTGATAAATATTGGTTATGATAATATTGAAAAGCCAAATTTATATAATTACGATATTGAACCCGATTGGAATTTAGTTAGCAAAACTAATATAGCTACTTTATTTGGAAATCAATTAGGAAATTTTAAAAGCAATTTGGTAAAATATTATATAGATAATAATATTAATTTCATTTACCCCATTTTACTATTCGACAATAAACTTTTCGAAAATTACGATACGATTGATTTAGATACGGAATTAATTGAATGTATTAAAAATAAAAAATGCAGGATTGTATTTGTTTATGTATTGGAAGGATATTTTGGTGATGTTGATTGGATAAACAATTTATGTCAAAAATATTCTTTTGAAAAAGATGATGTAATTTTAATTACTTCAAATTTAATTGAATTTAACAATTATAATTTTACATTGATACAATACAATTATTTTGGTAATCATATTAATTTTTTATCAATGTCTAAATTAGATAATATTGATTTAAAAAATTACCAAAACAATTATACAAAATTTTTAAATAATAAAAATAAATTACATTTTTTATGTTTTAATGGCATGCCTAGATTTAATAGGATACTGATGTTTGATGAATTAAATAAAAATCAAAAATTAATAGGTAAATCAATTAAAAGCTTGAGAAGTAATGAAAAAAATTATTACTATGATATATCACAATGGGAAAATAAATCAGGTAATCCAGGAGCAAAATTAAATATACAAGCTCATTTAGATTGTTTTGTTAATATAGTTACGGAAACATTATTTGATACTGATTCAATATTTTTATCAGAAAAAACATATAAACCAATCTATATGTGTCAACCATTTATTATATTTGGAAATCCACATTCTTTAAAAAAATTAAAAGAATTGGGTTATAAAACTTTTGATAAATGGTGGGATGAGAGTTATGATGAAGAATTGAATGTGAATGATAGATTTAAAAAAATAATTTCTATATTGGAAGTAATTTCAGAATGGGATATGGATAAGTGTTTTTCTATCAAAGAAGAAATGCAAGATATATTAATTCATAATTACAAAAATATGTTTAAAATTGATGATATATCAAATTTATTTAATATTTTAAAAACGGATAGTAATAATCAAAAATCATTAATATAATGTTAGAAAAGAAAAATTATTTATGTACTAAGCCATTTAAGGAGTTACAATTATTCACTAGGGAAAATTATGTTTGTTGTCCTGGTTGGTTAAACACACCCATTGGTAATGATGGTACAATAAAAGATATATTTTTCTCAAAAACAGCTAAGGATATAAGAAATAGTATTATTGATGGTTCATACAAATATTGTAATGAAATACAATGTCCCAGTTTATCGGAACTTAATGTAAATAAGGTACATGATTGGTTTATACCAAAAACTGATGAAAATATTGAATTATTAAAAAGTACAACAAACCCAAAAGAAATAAATTTTAACTTTGATGAAAGTTGTAATTTTAAATGTCCCTCATGTAGAAACGATTTTATTAATTATAAAGATGAAAAAAAGAATACAGTTGATAGAAAATTAAAAGAAATAGATACGGAGTTATCAAAAAACATTGAAAAAATGTATATAAGTGGAAATTCAGACCCTTTCTTTAGTGGTTCTTTTAGGAAGTTTTTATTAAATTTTGATAATAAAAAATATCCTAAATTAGAAAATTTGCATATACATACAAATGCTTCATTATGGAATGAAAAATTATGGAAAAAATTAAATAAAGTTAGTCCATTTATAAAAACTTGTGAAATTAGTATTGACGCGGGTACCAAGGCCACATATGAAAATAAAACAAGATTGGGTGGTGATTGGAATGTATTAATGGATAATTTGGATTTCATTTCTAATATTAAAACAATACGACATATATCATTTTCGTTTGTAGTACAAGATACAAATTATACGGAAATGTGTGAATTTTATAAAATAATAAAAGAAAAAGTTAAACATAGAAAACCTGAAACTTGGTGTTGTTATTTTTTAGCAATATTAAATTGGGGAACATATACCGAAGGTGAATTTGCTTTAAAAGATGTAAGTAATCAAATACATCCAGAACATTCCTATTTTTTAAAAGAATTAAATAAAGTATATTACCAACCAAATGTCTATACAAATATGAATCATTTTTTTAATTAAAAAAATCATTAATATAGTTTGGTAATGTCAAATATTTGTCGTATATTAGAGTATTATAAACAATTAAACTCTAAACAATGAAACAAAAGACAGAACAAGAATTGAAAGTAAATTATGACCGATTTATAGGTATAATTAAAAAATATTTTAAAGGTGAAAGATTGGAGAAATTACTCCATATGTATTCCGAAGAAGAATTGGGTCTTAATCTTACACTATCCGCCGCATCTGGCTCAAAACACTATCATAACGCATATATAGGTGGGTATATAGACCACATCTTTAACGTATGTAAGAACGCTCTTAAAATGAGAGACCTGTTCGTAATGCAAGGTGGAGAGATAGATTTTACAGAAGAAGAATTGATATTTAGTTGTCTACATCACGATTTAGGAAAATTGGGCGTTAAAGGTGAACTACACTATTTACCAAATCAAGAAGAATGGTCTCAAAAGAAATACGGAACTTTATTTGTTCGTAATGAGAATATTCCATATATGACCTTAACCGATAGAACTTTCTTTACATTAAACCACTATGGTATTCAGTATAATGAGAAAGAGTATTTCGCAATCAAACTTACAGATGGTATGTATGATGAAGATAATCAAAAGTATTTAGCAGGTCACGACTTAAAGAAACAATTAGTTTATAAGTTACAATTTATTATGCATTGGGCAGACCATATGTCTACAATCATTGAAAGACAAGATAACGTAATTTAATGTCAAAATGTCAAAAGTAGTCCTTTGGTATAGTATTTGGACTATATAAGATATTATTAACTAAAAACATTTATATTATGTACATGATTGATTACAGTAAATTGTTCGATGAATTTTTTCCAATTGAACAACCAAAAGAAAGAACAACTTATGTTCAAAACAAATTTGCAGTGGACATTAAAGATGAATCTGCATCAATTGCACTATCAGTATTAGGACACAATCCTGATGATATTGAAATCAACTGCTTTGAGGACAAGATTGAAATCAAAGCTAAAAAAACACAAGAGGACAAAGAAAATCCTTTCAATCAATTAATTTCAGACATTGAAGAAAGAGTTACCGTAGGTAAAAACTTTGATGGCAGAAAAGCAAAAGCTGAAATTAAAAATGGTATTCTCTTAATTACTATTGAAAGAAAAGAAGAGTCCAAACCAAAAAAATTAACCCCGAAAGTTGGTTAATTCAGTTATTTTTCGTATATTGAAAAGGTAGGAGATTAAACACTTCTACCTTTTTTATTATAAACAAATATTTATTACTATGATATACAACGAAAAAATACAAATGTTATTAGAATCTTTAGACGGAAAGTTGAGGATTTTACAAAACGGAATTACTGGTGCACAATCAATGACACCATCGGTTGCTCACACTACTTTAGAAGATGCAAGAAAGATAGCTGAAAGAATTTCCGAATTAACAAGAATAAATAGATAAATGAATTGGCTTAAATATTTAGTCGGATTCTCTGCACTAATTATAGCCGGTTGTGCAGCGTTCTTTTCGGTTACCGGATTAGGTGTCCTATTTAGTGGAGCATCAACTGCGGTAATGGTCATGGCCGGTGCTTTGGAGTTTGCTAAATTAGTAGCAGCAACTTACCTAAAACAAATGTGGGGTGAAATTAAGGGATTTAATAAATGGTATTTAGTATCCGCGGTTGCATTACTTATGTTAATCACATCAGCCGGTATTTTTGGTTACCTATCTAACGCATTTCAGGCACAATCACTCAAACTACAACAGGTAGATAGGGAAATTATGGTACACTCTACTAAAATTGACCAAAATACTACTCAAATTACGCAACTATCAACACAAATTAGTGAATTTAACAAAAATCAAGGTAAAATCATTGATGGTGGTAAGGTAAATTCTCGTCTTTTACGCTCAATAGACAATAGAGACAAAGAAATTGCTAAAATTAACAAAAAAATTAGTGATTTACAAGAC